TCTTTTTCATTATTATTTAACCAATATTCAAGATTTTCTGTAAGAGCCATTGTAAAAGGTTTCATATCAATTTTAGTAATACGACTCTTTACCTGCGCATCATAAGATACGTTTGGGGCGGTAATATTAAAAACAATATACATTCCTTCTTGAATATCATCTCCACTTAAATTATTATCAGTAGATTTTAACCATTTTTTTTCTTTAAAAAATTTATTAAACTCACGAGTAATAGTGGTTTTAATTTGAGTAATATGCTGGCCGCTTTCAGTTAATCCCGCATTGACATATGGAATAATGGTAGAAGAATAATTTGAAGTATATGTTAATACCATATCCATTTTATTTTTTCCATGGTCTTCGATATAATTCATATCAAACCTAGTATCAATAAGTTCTTTATCAGCGACCGCATCATCAACTAAATCATTTAATCCTTTTGTCGATACATAATTATACTCTTTGCCATTTTCATTTAAATGAATTATAAGACCGGGACATAAACATGAAATAGTTTTAAATAAGGAGTGAATTTTTGTACTTTCAACTTCTGGATGTGTAAAAAATTCTTCAGAGGGTTGCCATACAACAGTTGTTCCATGCATTAATCCTGCATCTCTATTTTTATAAGATTCTCTTTTTTCAAAAACGCCTTCTTTAAACCATATTTTTTCAATTTTACTATCTCTTATAGTTTCAACAGTAAGCCAATGACTTAAAAACGTAGTAATTTTAGAACCGATTCCAAAAGAACCTAATGAAGTTCCTTCGTATGTACCATCTTCTCTATACTTACCAGACGTATTAAGCACACTAAAAGCTGCTTCAAGTATGGTTTTTCCATCTTCTCTAAAAGAATTTGGAATAAAGCCTTGACCATAATCTTTAACTGTAAATATATCTTTATCTATTGTTACATCTATTCTATTACCATTACCAAGTCTAAATTCATCCACTGCATTAGAAATAATTTCTACTAATAATTGGGTTGAATATGTAGTATCACCTGCATACACGCCTGGTTTTAATCTAGTAAAAGCCAGAGGATCAAGTGATTCAATACTGTTTTCATCATATAATTTTTTCATGAAAATATCTTTCTCCTTTATATTTTCTATATTAAAATTATAGCATATTTTTTTGTAAAAATCAAATTTTTTCTTTTCATGATTCTCTCTTCGTTTATAAATAAAATTTTAAATAAATATTCTTTTTTTAGCTAAACTTGACAAAATTAAAAAAATAATGTATAATTATAAAAAGGCAAAAGAAAAACAGGTAAATAGTCTAGTTAAATAAACTATTTACCTGTTCAAATTATTTAATATATTTACTACGAGAAAATCCATATACTTTATCATTAATTTTTATATAATACCAAGTATTTCCCTTTTCATCTAAGATGCTATCACAAATTTTAACGATAGTATCTTTTTTTATTACAGGATAAGTCTTTATTGGTTTATACTCTGTGCCTGCAAAACTTCTAACATATAAACTATTTGCAGTTACTTTTCCATTTTTTATAGTTTTCTTATTTGGCGTTGAAGTTTTAGAAATGGAAAACTTTGTTTTTGAAGTTGCTGTTAGATTATTTTCTTGAGTTGCGGAGGCGGTAGTTACAGTTTTTATAGCTGAAGCCTTACTACCAATACCTAAATTTGTTGCAGTATGATGTCCTTCATACAAAAGAATATCTCCTGGTAATAAATAATCAGTTCCAGTTAAATATTTTTTATCTGTTAAAACTGTAAAACCTGCTTTTTTATATGCGGATTTCATATCGCCAGTATATGTAGCTGCAAGATTCTTTAATGCAGAAATATCTTTTAAATATCCTACGGCTTTAGTATTAGCAATAACTCCCGCAGAACAATCTGCCTAGCAAGCAGTAGTAATTTTAGAGGGCCTGTAACCAGCTTTTTTAAGTTGAGTCCAATAAGTAGATCTTTGGTTTTGATCATAACCAATCTTATTATTATTAGCAGCTTCAATAGCAAGTTCCGCAATAAGTTCTCTAATCTATTGTTTAGGGTATCTTAAAACACAACTCCAAGGTCTATTATACCAATCTTTAATTTCCCATTCATGTTTGGTTTGATCTCCCGCTTTTCCGCCTTTTAATTTACCATTTTCATCTCTTCCGCTATTGGATATTTTTCCTTTATATTTTGAAAAATCTACACCTGTTTTTGGAACTGTGGTAGTTTTAGTAACTGAAGTAATTGTTTTTTTAGCGGGAGCCGCATAATTTATCCATTCCTTTTTGGTTAATGGAGTTGTATTTCTATCAATCTTTTCTTTTCCACTTGTAAATTGCCATATGGCATAATTTTTCCATGCTCCTAAATTATATTTGAAAGAAGGAATTTCCCAGTTATTTTCATTTGTAGGATATCCTGCAAACCATAATGGGACTTTTCCTGCAAGAGTTTTATTTTGAGTACAACCATCAAGACCGGTATAAAGAAAACAAGTAACCCCTGTTTTTTCTTTTACTCTATTGATAAAAGTTGTACACCATGTTTTACTGCCCCATGATTTATTTTGTATAGACTACCAATCAAGACAAAGAATAATTTTACCAATATAATTTTTAACTACACTAATAAAATAATCAGCTTCTTTTTTTGCATCTTTACCAGCTGCATAATGATAGGCTCCGCCTAATTTCCCATCTGCTAAAGTTTTTTTAATCATAGTATAAAAATATGATGTATAATCATAAGATATTCCTTGTGTAGCTTTAACTATAACAAAATCAGATTCTTTATATGCTTTTGCGGGATGAGTCTTTAATGGATTTCCGTCTCCGTGGTAAATATCAATCCCTTTCATCTGTATCGTCCTTTCTTAATTCTTTTAAATATTCGTCTGCTTTTATTGCTTTTTCAGTAAAACTATTATTTTTCCACCATGCCCATATTGAAGCACCTGAAGTAAAAAGAAAACTTACAATAATAGATGCAGTTTCATCATCAATAGGTAATGGAGATTTGTCAAATAAAGTTAATAAGTTATTTATAATAGCTAAAAATAAAACAATAGTACGAATTATAGTATCTCGTTTAATATCATTTTTCATTTTTGAAACCTCCTTATAAAAAATAAAAAGAAGTACAAAAATGTACTTCTTTAGCTTCTTTCATAATATATTAAAAATATATTATTTTTATTTTTAGTTTTTGACCTTTTCTTTTTTATTAATAATATTATCCCTTACTTCAATACTATTTTTTAATTGTTTTTTAATTTCTTCTATAATTGCTTTTGATTCAATTAATTTTTCTTCATAATATTTTATTTGAAGATTAAATCTATGCTCAACCTCTTGAATAGTTTGTTCAGAACAATTTCTATAAATATCTTTATATAAATTTTTTATTGTTTCAAGTTTTTCTCTACATCTTCTTTTCTCTTGTTTATAATATTTTATCCAGGCACGACCTTCGGCAATACGACATCCCGCATATTCACTACCATTGTCTTTGTCATCGGGATGAAGTTTAGCCTATCCAATATAAGTGCCGCTTTTATTTGCTAATGCAACTACTGACTCTCCTGTTTCAGGATGAAAATATCCATATAAAAATTTCATATTCAACTCTCCTTATTAAATTTAACTTGTTTAAAAAAACTTGCAATAACATTTAAAGTACCAAAAAATAGTGGTAAATGATTAAGGGATAAATGTAAGCCTATAAAACTTAAACCTTTTACTATAAAAGATCCAATAGTAATTTTAATTATTAAACCTGAAACCCATCCACTTATAAAGCAAAGAAAAGGTAAAAAAAGATCAAGAATAATTGCTGAAATAATTAATACTAAAATTTCCATTTATTTTTTCTCCTTATTTTTTTATATTTTGACGATATTTTTCAATATCTTTAATAATTTGTTCAATAGAAATAGGGGTGCAATTATGTGCATCCATTGCAACATTATAAACGCAACCGCATCCATTTTCAAATAATTTTATATCGTGTGTATGTCCGCTTAAACACCAAAGAAATTTTTTATCTTCATGATTGCTAACAAGAGTAGGATAATGAGAAAGGTAGAAATTTCGTTTTTTACTATATTTATATAATGAAACAAGTCCTAAATCTTCCATTGAATATTCATTAATATATCGTTCTATTTTTGCTTTTGTATCATGATTTCCATGAATAAATTTCATATGTCCATTTAGATTTTTATAAATACGATTCCATTCTTTTTCATTCCCTCCCATACAAAGATCTCCAAGAATAAAAACAGTATCTTCTGGA